GTGATGCAACCGCATCAGATGCGGTAGCGGTTTCAGAAATAGAAGAACTAAAAATTAAAGACGAAGATGTGCTATCCGTCGCTGTGGCAGTTTCCGCAATATTTACATTAAATATGTTAAATACGTTACCGTCAAGCGACGAGAACGGGGCTTGTGATAATGTGGTTAAACCAAACATTCGTCACGCCCCACTTATATTAAACTGCTGCCAAATCAGATTCAGCAAACCAGCGTTGTTGTGTATTACCAATAGCGTCTGTCCACTCAATCAAGTAAGACACGTTGCCGTCTTCATCCATTCGCATCGCAAGCACTGGGCCTTGCGGTACAACACCGTTTAATTTAACGACATCGCCTTTTTTAAATGTTGCCATCATGCGCTCCTATTAACCAGCCAAGCTGAGTGTGTATGTAACGTTCAATGTGTCGCCAGACACAACAGAGCGGTCACCGGGGGATGTGAAATCAGAAGCAGAGTACAGAGTACCTGTAGAGCCGCCTTTGGTGTTTTCGTTGACCAAGAACGCCCCGCCAATAGTTGCTGTGGCGTTGATGCTGTAAATAGCAGGGGAGGCTGAATTGGTAGCCACAGATGGGTTGGCTGTGGTTGGTGTGGCAAACGTACAAGCTGGGCGTGTTGCTTGGCTGTATCCGGTCTCTTCTGTCCAGCTACTGTGTGAAGCCATAGTGTTGCCAGCCGCAGGGCTGTTGGACGCGCCTGAGCCATACAAGCCAATGTACCAAGTGGCGGTGTAGGCACTGCCAAGGAAGTACTTGTTGTTCATGTCTTGCAGGCCAACGTCGACTACCAGATTGGGACATTTGGCTTCCCACTTTAGGTTGCCATCTTTGTCAAAGCACTGCATGGTGTAAACACCCTTAGCAGTAGCTGACTCGCCTGATTGCAGAGTCTTTGTAATTGCACTACCGATAGTGTCGGCGGCTTGGGATTTTTCTATGCTTGACATTTCTTACTCCTTAAACAAGTCGAATGAGTGCGGATGTGCTTGTGTTTGCAGGCATTGCCACAACGAATGTATTTGTTGATGTTTTGTTGCTGCCAAAGTCAAGGACACAGACTGCACCGTTGTCACCAGCTTTGTAGATCAACGCGCCACGGGCTGTGATCGCGCCTGTCCATGAAACATTTGCAAATGAAATGTATGCGGTTGTGTTTGGTGCATTACCTGTGGTGGGTGTCTGGTTTATTACAAGAATCTCGCCACCCGCCGTATACCCAGCAGCCACAACCTCGCCCGTAGTTGTATAAGCCGTGGTAGACGCATCAAGCGTGGCTTCATTGGTATATAGTGCAATGTAAAAAGTCCCAGACGTAAAGTTAAACGTACCGTTTAGCAGGCCGGTACGAAACGTGTTGCAAGAGTAGTTGCCTGTAAAAGCCATCAACGCACCCCATTATTCTGAGGCAACGGGGCTTCTCTGTATTGACCGCTACGGTATGCGTCGCTGCGTTCCATACCGTCTCCAAGGCGTTTGGCCAAGGCAAGTGCTTCCTTGTACTTGGCATCGTACCCAGTGATGATGTCAACTTCACCTTTCATAAAGGTGTATGCCTCTACCAAAGAGCCGTACAAAAGCACAGAATCAAAGTTGTCCCCCAGCCATGTATTTACTGCTGTGGTAATTGATTCTGGGTAATAGTAGTAGTGCAATTCAACATTGTAGGCCGCATCAGGAGTTGGGCCAAGAATGAAACTCAGTTCATTTGTGATGACTGGGCTTGGATCATTCGTGGTGGTTGGGCCAAACAGTGCATAGTACTTAGGGATGGCTGTGTCTGTTGGCGTTGGGTATGCCTGTCGAATGAAGTTCACATCCTTGTTCAACAAATACTCATACGCGCCCGTGGCATCAATAACCGCCAAAGAATATGAAGACAAAAAGTCGCTTGGGCAAGACAAGTAATTGTTACCAATTGTTGTTATGCCCGTCACGTTCTTACGAATAGACGGGAACTGAACCGAGTTGTAAATGCGCTGCTCAGCCTGCTGAATGAACCGATTGATCTGAGCGGTTGAGTTCTCAGTCGATCCATCAGCAAGGTATACAGGGGGAAACTGATTCTCCGTGTATGACTGAATTGCAGTTACAAGCTGGCTGTAGTTCATGCCATCGGGCCTCTTGCCAATTTGCCTTTGGTCTGCGCTTTACCGCCACGCACAACAATCCCAGAAGTTTTCATGGGAGGATAGTCCTGACTGCGCACGTTAGCCACAGACACGTTTGCTTTACGCATCGTTGTCTTTGCAGGCTCTTCACCAACGATCACGTTGGGTTTTTTGGTGGCTTGTTTGTAGGTGGCCATATTATTTGCCCCGACCAGCACTGCGCTGATTCACAATCTTGGCCATGTTGCGACCATACTTGAGCATGTTGGCGTTTGTTTTGCCACCAGCCGCCATTTTGTGCATACGTTTTTCGTGGGACTTAACTTCTTTGCCCGCGATCTTTTGTACCTGCTTCGTGTCCATGTTTAAACTCCTAAGTTACGCTTACCGTGACTGTACCAAGTTCCACCGCTAAAACCAAATTATTTGGAGTCAAAGCAGCATCAAAAAACGCCGCCCCACCCACTGGGTTCCAGCCCCACTGAAAGACCCGACTACCGCCACCAACAATACCCTGCGCATCAATGCTTGGGCTGTTGGTCAACACAATCTGCAAACCCGTGCGACCAGACAACTGGTAACTCAAGTCCGGCCTTGGATCACGCACCCCCTGCGGGTCGTCCACTGGGTACATACCCAACTGAAGCTGCGGCTGATCGGGTTCCCAACACTGCGGGCACACCTTCAAGTCGTATGTCTTGGTTTTGACAACGAGCTTTTTGAGTGCCGTTAGCTTGAACCGGAAACCACATCGGTCGCACTCGGCAATCGAGTTCTTGCCAGAGGAAAACCGATTCGCCATCAGCTACCCCCAATGAACATCTGTCTAGGCACAAGACGCAACGCGGCGCGTTCCTGATCTTCGTCAGCCGCCGTCATCCAAGCCTCGTCATACTGCTGTTTCAAGATGCTCAGCCTGTCCATACCACCGGGCACTTTTAAAGCGACGTAGTAGGCCAATCCAGACACCATACATGGCACAAAACGAAACGGCACGTCCATTACATTGACACCGTTACCGGCATCTTGCACGCGACGCATGCGCCAGTACACAAACTGATAGGTCTGGGAGCCGTCTGGCGTTGGCCAAACAGTCACTCTGGGGGTGTTGTTGATGTAAATCTTGGCTGTTGCGCTGGCAGTGTGCGAGGCTGCTGTTGTGCCGTTTTGTCCACGGAAACAATTACTCAGGGTGTTGCCATCAATGTAGTTGTAGAAAATGGTTTCACTGTCAAGGTTGATGTAACCAATGGCGGGAAGCCCAACTACGTTGGAAAGAACGATTGTGTCTGTTGTAGCGTTAATGCTGGTGGCCAACACCGCAGAAGTTGGGCTGATTTGGCCGTCCAAACGCTGATACCAGACCTGAATTGGTCTGGCTTGGGTTAATTTGTTGGGGATAGTGGCATATGTGGATACACTGATGCGTGTGATTGTCAAATCAGACTGGGTAGAAGCCACATTTGCGTTGGTTCGGATCACATGATCCAGCAAATCAACCGTGTCGGTGGGCACTGCGTAGGTGTTCAACCCTTGCTCAAAGGTAATGGTGCCTTGCTCAAACGTCCACATGTTGACACCCCGGTTTGCCCAGTCGGCAAACAGCAAATTCAACGACCGACGTGCCGTTTTCAGGTCATATCCGGTGCGCAACTCTGAACCAGCACGCTCAAATGCCTCCTCCACCAGTTCGGTGAGGTCTAAATTAAAGCCTGCTTGTCCAGAAGTTGTTGCCATTATCTAAATCCTGCCGTTTTCTTTGCCACCTTGGGTGGCTGCTTCACGAATTGCTTTCCGGCTTTTTTCCCAGCACGTTTTGCACGCGTTGTCGCAGCGTATTCAGCAGGGCTGAGAGCTTTGATTGCAGCTTCAGGAAGATATCGCTCACCTGTGTCAGAAGATTTTTTACCACTTTTGGTTCTCCATTTTTGGTCTCCCCAATTTTTAAGGGATTGCTGCGGCGCTTTCAATCTCTGTAACCCCCGCCAGCGGCCTTGTACTTCTTGGCGACCAACTGCGCTTTACGGGCTGACCACTGGCCAGCACCAGTACCGTGGGTTGCTGCTGCCTTGACTTGGCTAACTATGCGTTTCCTGAGTTCAGGTTTGGTGTAGTTACCCGCCGCGTTGACTTTTCCACCCTCTTTGTATTGGGTGAAAGCAGTGTCATCCCGACGGGCTTTTTTCTTCCCGCCGGGCATTTTTGAGGGGTTGATGTCCCCCATACCACGGCTGGACATCATGTCAGCAGTAGGCTTTGCCGCCAGATTTCATGGTGACCATCTTGCCTTTGGTTTTGCCTTTGACAGCCACACCATCACGGCTTGGAGCTGCGGTTTTGACAGAACCCATTTTGGCGCTGGTCATGCCACCAGAAGCCATCTTTTTCATTGGCATTTCTTTTTTGCCTTTTGCCATCTCTTTTTTCTTGGCAATCATTTCCATGAAAGGGTTTGCTTTAGCCATATCACCACCTCTT